GACCTACAGATCAGGTTGTTGAAAAAGCACGGCTACATCGTCTGAGGCGCAACGCCCGGACTTAACCACACCCCCGCAATGGAGGCGCTTTAGCATGCCCGAAAACATCGACGTGACCACGGACGACAGCCACGCTGACGACACGGCCACGGTTGACGAGACCACGACGACCGACACCCCTGACACCGACGCCACTCCGGAGGGCGCCGACGCTCTTGGGGACGCCGGTAAGCGTGCTCTTGATTCGATGAAGGCTAAGTGGAAGGCCGAGCGTGACACGCGGCGAGAGCTTGAGCGCAAGCTAGCCGAGTCTGCGAAGCCTGCCGCTGATGAAACCCCCGACCTTGAGGCGATTAAGTCTCAGGCCGTACGCGAGGCAACGGCAAAGGCCAATGCCCGCATTCTGCGTTCGGAAATCAAGGCAGCTGCCGCAGGCAAGTTCCATGACCTTTCCGACGTAATCCCCAACCTGGACCTTGATGCATTTGAGGTCGACGAAAACGGCGACGTTGACGCCGACGAAATCGCATCAGCGATCCAGGATCTCCTAACCCGTAAGCCCCACCTTGCTGCCGCAACGGCCAAGAGGTTCCAGGGCACCGGTGGTGGTGGCGCGGCGCGCAAGGCTGCTGGCCCTACTCAGATCACGCGCGAGCAGCTCAAGCAGATGTCTCCCGCAGCGATCGTCGCGGCAAAGGCCGAAGGGCGCCTAGCCAACCTGTTTGCCGGTAAGTAGCCGGTAACTCCCGAAAGGAAAACCACGCATGGCCGTTGATCTGTTTATCCCCAAGGTTTGGGCCGCTGAGCTTCTAACCGCGCTAGACAAGACGCTAGTTGCGGGTCAGGCCGGTGTGACTAACCGCAATTACGAGGGCGAGATTGCCAACTTTGGCGACACCGTCCACATTGGCTCGCTGTCCAACCCGACTATCTCTGACTACGTCAAGAACACGACCGTCATCAACCCGCAGACCCTGTCTACGACTGATCAGACGCTAGTGGTTGACCAGGCAAAGTATTTCGCGTTTGAGGTCGACGACGTGGACGCGCGTCAGGTCCGCGATGGTGGCGTTCTGATGACCCGTGCCGCTCAGCAGGCCGCGTATGGTCTGGCCGAGGCCACCGACACGTTCCTACTCACCAAGATGACGACCGGCGCGACCAACATCGTTCCGGCGGCGGATGTCACTTCGGCTACTCCGGGTGGCGCGTATTCGATCGTTCTTAAGCTCAAGCTCGCGCTTGACAAGCAGAACATCCCGCAGGCCGGTCGCTTCCTGCTGGTCTCCCCGGACTTCTACGCCGTTCTCCTTTCGGACCCGCGCTTTGTTGACGCCGCGCAGTACGGCTCTAACGCCCCGGTTCAGAACGGTGAGGTTGGCCGCGTCCTCGGATTCTCGGTCATCGTCTCCAACAACCTGCCGGGCGGCACCGCTGGTACTAACCCTGAGGTGTCCAACTTCGTGGTTGCTGGTCACGCGATGGCTACCACGTTCGCTGAGCAGATCAGCAAGGTTGAGGCGTACCGCCCTGAGTCGGCGTTCTCGGACGCGATCAAGGGTCTTCACCTGTACGGCGCGAAGGTCGTTCGCGGTGAGGCGCTGGCCGTTTGCGACGTGGATGTCACGATCGCCTAGTGATCGCGGTACAGGGTCCTAACGGCCTTGTGATTGTCGTCCCCGATGAGCAGATCTATTCGCTTGTCGGGGACGGCACTCGCGGTTACAAGGTTGTCCCTGAATCACGCGACATTCCCGAGCCGGTGGCGGACGTAACCCCGGCCCCCAAGCCTGCGCGTAAGCGGGCACCACGCAAGCCAACTTCAAAGTAGGGGAGTAACGGACGATGGCTCTTGCTCCCCTCGCAACGGTCGCTGATCTGACAGCGCGCGGTGTGACCGTGGATTCGTCAGAAACGACGGTTGTCAACACCTATCTTGCGGTTGCGTCGTCCATCGTCCGTGATGCCGCCGGTTGCCCCATCAGCGAAGTGATCAGCACTGTGGCGCTGGAAGGCGTAGCCGCTACCCGCTTGTTCCTACCAGGACAGCCCGTAACGGCCGTCTCAGACGTTGAAATCGACGGGGTGGCAGTCACGGACTACCGGCTCACGAACGGCGCTCTGTGGCGCTCTCAGGGCTGGACGGGCCTATGCGAGCCTGCGGCGGTGACGCTGACGATGACCCACGGCCTTGACCCGGTTCCCGCTGACATCGTCGACATGGTGTGCCGGATGGCAGCTCAGGCGCTCTTGGCGTTCAGGGGTGGCGATCCTGCCCCGCGTCAGGTGTCCAGCGAGCGTATCGGCGACTACTCGGTTACCTACGCTGACACCGAGTCTGGCGTCATGTCGCTGACCACCTACCAGGCCAACAAGCTAGCGGCACGGTTCGGCAATGGCGCCGGGATGGTGAAGCTGCGGTGAGCCGACTCAATCGCATGCTGAACGCGACGGCGGATATCTGGCGGTTCACGCGCACGGATGACGGCATGGGCGGATACAGCGAAGCGTGGGCGAAGATCTCGACGGTTCGCGCCCGCTACTCGCAACCCACGGCCACCGAGCGCGTTGCCGCTGATCAATCCGAATCGAGACTTACGCATGTGGTTTATCTGGATACTGCCGCTGATGTTCGGCGCGGTGATGAGCTACGTGTGCCTGGCCGTACATTCGACGTGCTCGCTGTGTTCGAGCCGTCGGTGCCCGGAACCTACCTACGCGCTGATTGCTACGCGCACCAAATCGAGCACTAAGGATTACACCCATGGCACTAATCGCCGTTCAGCCCATTCCCGTTAGCGGCCTTTCGCCCACCTATGCTTCCGCGTCTGCGGGTGGCGATCAGGCACCGATCGGCTCCAATCTTCTGCTTGAGGTCCGAAATGGTGGCGGTGCTTCGATCACTGTCACTGTCGTTACGCCTGGCAACTACAAGGGTCTGGCAATCGCTGACACCGCGCTAGTCATCCCGGCCGCAGGAAGCGGAGTTATTCCGCTGGACAGCGTCTACCGCAACCCGTCGACCGGTCGCGCTGATATCACGTACAGCGCGGTTACTTCGGTCACCGTGGGCGTTCTACAGGTGGGCTAATGGCACGCGGCGGCGTGAGTGCTCGGGTGACGGGGACGGGGCATGCAATTGCCCGCATCCTGGCGCTGCCCGGGAACATGAAGGAATCGCGCGGGGAGATCCTGCGAGATTGGGCCGAGGACGTACAGGACGGCGCTAAGCGTCGTGTACCGCAGCGCACCGGCCAGCTACACGACGCGATCGATAAGCGCGTGTATGAGCAACAGGGTGTGGCCTACGTCGGGGTGTACAACCCGGATGAGCTTGAGTACGCCGAATACATCGAAAAGGGCACGTCTTCCATTCGTGAAGAGCCGTACCTAGTACCGGCGTTTGAGGCAGCTCGCGGCGCTGTTGTGCCGAAGTATCGCGCTGAGTTGCGCCGACATCTTGGGGGTGAGTGATGGCTACGGCTGTACGGCCCCTACAGACGGCGGTGTTCGGGAAGCTGAAAGGCTCGACGGCGCTTAGCGCCCTGGTTACTGGTGTCTATGACGAGGTGCCTGAGGGTGCGGTGTTGCCGTACGTGTCCATTGGCTCGATCACGGAGACTGCCGACGATGCGCACGATCACCAGGGGCTAGACGCGCTGGTTGTTGTGCACGTGTGGTCTGACTATCCGGGCAACGCTGAGGCTGCGGACATCTTCGCTGCGGTAGACGCCGCCCTTGACCGTGTGCCGCTGACCGTGGCCGGTTTCAAGGATGTGTCCATCAAGCACGAGCAACACCAGTTTGTGAAGGACTCAGATCCGCGCATTCGGCATGTCAATGCTCAGTACCGGGTGTGGCTCACCAAGACGACCTGACACCTACTCATTTCAGTAGGTGCGAACAAGATAGGAAGGTGACCGTATGGCTGGCCTAGATGCGTTTGGCATCAAGCTACAGCGAGGCGACGGCCTTACCCCCACTGAGGGGTTTGTCGCTATCGCCAACGTGACCAGCGTTAAGGGTCCGGAGGTTGAGCGCGAGACGTATGACGTTACCGCGCATGATTCGCCGAACGGGTGGCGTGAGTTCATCGGCGGCCTGAAGGACGGCGGCGAAGTTTCCGTTGAGGTCAACTATGACCCCCGGGCTCACGACCCGCTGATTTCGGATTTCGAGGATTCGGCGCCCCGCAATTACAAGATGCTGTTTCCCGGCACGCTGGGTTCGTGGGCGTTTGCCGCGATCCTTTCCGGGTTCTCTCAGGAAGCGCCGGTAGACGACAAGCTGTCTGCCGAGCTCACGTTCAAGGTGTCGGGTAAGCCGACCATTACCGCAGGGGTCTAACTATGGCTTACCTTTC